CTGGATATAGTGAAGATAAAATCTGATACGAAACATTTATTGAAAGCCTCCGAAATTGATTCCATTGTTATAACTTCCGCGTTTAATCCAGAACGATTAGTTTGAGATGCTGTCCAAACACAACATTTTTGTGTTTGGGCTAAGGCACGAAGCTGTTCATAAATAGTCTCTAGCTCATGCCTTTTCTCTCTTAATGTTGATTCGGGTCGTAATAAATCTCCATAGTCTACAATAATCATATCTGGTGTCAATTGTCGATTTTTTAATTTTTCTACATGGTTTTTAATAGTTCTAACGCTGGCTGATTTGGTGGGGTATTCCTTGATGATCAAGTTACCCGGCAGCGCCTCTACTTTTTCATAAATCTCTTCTTTAAATGTGCTTAAATCGTTTAGGGGGATCCCGGTCATGCAACTATCAAATCGAGAGCCGACCACGGTATCGGCCAATTCGAGAGTATAATACACAACTGTTTTCCCCGCTAATAGGGCTTGAGTGCCCAGATGAACTAAAGCCATGCTTTTACCCGCGCCAGTTGGGGCGATTACAACACCTAGCTCCCCTTTGCCAAGACCTTGAGCCATAATTTCGTCCATATAACTCCAGCCAGTAGAAATGGGGTCGCGGATTTTAAGAATAAACCGTTGTTCAAAATCTTTTAAATAATCATGACCAAAATCCGAATCGGAACCAAGTTTTAAGGCTTCATTAATAACGCCAGCAATTTCGTCAAATGAGGAGCTTTGAAGAAGTTTAACCGACTTAAGCATGGCTTCTTTTAATTTTTGTTTTCGACAAAAATCTAATGTAGTGGAGGTAACATAATCGCGATTTTCTATATCGGCTTTGTGAATCCGTGCGAAAAAATCTCTTATTTGTTTTCGTATTGATTCGTTATGAATTTCTAATTCAGTGCGCAAGATTGATTTCATCACTTTCTCGGAGGGATGAACGGAAAATTTCTCTCGGTACTTGAGGATCAATTCCACGAACACTTGAAGATATCTTAACTCCAAAAAATTAATGTCAAGTACTTCTGAAATTTGGTCTGCAAAGGGGCGGTCGAGCAATATTAGGTGACACAGACTTTCTTGAAAATCCTTCCCGTAACGACTAAAATCTTCTTTATGAGATTGGGGCATTTTTCTCCAATAATGTTAATATAACATTATTTGTCGTCAGCGTCAAGCTGAAATTATAATTCTTTTGAATGTACTAAATAAATCTGAGGTATTCCAGTCACCGAAACCATCTTCTATCATTTGCTTAATGGATCCCATTTTATTAAATTGGGGTGTGAAATTTTCGATTGTTTCGTTAATATAAGTTTTCCCAACGATCGAGATTGAAGGAGAGTATAATTGCATAATTTTATAGTTGCTTTCAATGAGATCTCGACTGTCAATAATGTTTTCAAATACTTTCAATCCGGTATTGTCGTTTTCACAACTCTCTATCAACTGGGGGATTGTTACATCTTCCCCTTCCCCGAAAAAGGGAAATCTTTTAGAAATTGTTTTTAATCCCACGCCGGGGACGCCCACCAGATTATCGGATTTGTCCCCTACTACCGCTCTCGCCATGGCGAAATTAGTAGGATGAATACCGAAGTCGCTGACGATGGTATTCATATTAAGAAATTTCTTTTGGATTGGGCGCCAGAGAACGGTTTCTTCGTCACAAAGCTGGAAGAAATCTTTATCGCTTGAAACAATTAATTTTTGCCACCCCTTATAATAAGCGCATTGTGAAACATGCGCAATAATATCGTCTGCTTCCACGCCATCTATCATCAACTGGATGATAGGCATCTCATTCAAAAGTTCCATCAGGCGCATTTGTTGCCATACTTTATTGGCCATTTCTTGGTCTTCCGTTAAATTACGAACATTGCGGTTCAGCCGAATAGGCTTGCGACCCTCCTTATAATTTTTATTTGCTATCTTACGGCGCTGTGAACCTCCAGCTCCATCCCAAGCGATGATAATCGCGTCGGGCTTCATCTCACGACAAAGCTTCTGTAAAATTTTAACGAAACCCTTGTAGCCACCAATGGGATTCCCCGTTGGAGACAAACTGGGGTCTACAATATAAGCACGAAAATACGCATTGAGCGCATCTATAATCATTAAGCGTTTCATTTCAACTCCGTAAGACACTAAAGCCCTTTCTACATTATATATTATAACATAAAAAGGGTCTTTTTGCAATCTCTAAGATGTAAATTTATTGTTTTGTTGAACTATTCATCATTATCATAAAAATCTTCAGCTTTTCCTTCGCGCTTGTCGAACTTCATAATAACTTCTTCATCCATAATCTGGAAAACTCTTTGACGAAATTTTTCTTCCTGCATCTTTTCAAACCACTTGGATGCTTGAAATTTTTCACCAGTACCGTCTTCGAAAGTCATTGTATACCAGGCACCTGACTGCGCGATGTTTTTAGAGCCCTTGATGGCATCAAACAAAGATTCGTCATCTTGGATAGCTACATCATTACTGCCCCATAAAATTCTAAAGTTACACCGACGACCTTGAGTTCCAAACCGTGATTTTTCCAGCTTAACTTTAACTTCAGAGCCAATCCGAAATCCATTATCATCTAATACAAAACTTGCTTTGGCTTTCCTACCAGTCAGCCAAATGCGTAAAGAATAAGTATAATTCATTGCCTTTCCGCCTGGAGTGACATACGGTGTAGTCATAGCTTCTGCAGCGAATCTGGTAATATTAGTTTTAAGCTGGTTTAATACTAAAAAAGTAGATTTAGCATTTGCAATCGATAAAGTTAGTTTGGCCATTCCCTTGGCTAAAATCCTAGCCTTGACGGCCATTGATGACTGGGGATTAAAATCCCCTTCTACATCAGAAATAGCAGGGGTCTGTGCCAATGAATCCCAAATAAAAAGAATCTGGCCTGGGACACTACCCAATAAAGTTTCGATTGTTTCAAGAACAAATTCTACCGAAGTTGGTTGAATATAAAGAATATTATCTACGTCACAACCTGCACGTTCAAGAAACGCAGGATCCAGCGCGGACTCAGAATCAAAATATACCACATCGATACCCATTTTTTGAGCATTCGCCGCAATTTGAGCGGCCATATATGATTTACCCGTTGATTCTAAGCCTGCGATTTCAGTTACCTTCCCCACGGGGATGCCGGCCAGTTGGCCACGACAAATAATAGAATCCAACCAGCGTGAGCCAGTCGGAATCCATTGAGTTACTGCGGTAGGATTTTCTTCTTGCAAGTTATGCGCTACTGTCATACCAGCTTTCTTATTTACAAGTTTGCGCATATCCTCGATGGATAATTTACCAGTGTTTTGTTTCTTGCTCATTTTCATTTAAATTTTGTATGGATGCATATTCGATATCGCTTCTTGTTCGTAAACATACTGATTCAAAACTTCCCTAATAACAGCGCCCCTGGTTTTGCCGGGGTGTTTGTGGGCGACAACCGCGTCCAATCGTTCGATGTCGCTGTTTTTAATCCTGACTGTCAACATTTTATTTTTCATTATGTCTATTCCGTTTCTTCGATTTCTTCGATTTCTACTAATTCAATATCAAATTGTAAATCCTGACCAGCCAGAGGGTGGTTTAGATCCACTGTAACAGTGCTTTCATTGATTTGGCTAATGCGCCCCATCAATGAGCGGCCGTCTGGAGTGGCCAAAGGGACTGGTAGCCCTTCTGCTAAGGTGACGTGATCTGGAAATGCATCTCGTCCAATTTCTGTTTGGGCTTCGGGATTAATATCCCCGTAAGCATTCTCGGGAGTTAGAGTAATACTCTTTTTATCCCCCACTGTCATTCCCACAACAGCTTCATCAAACCCTCGAATCATCTGGCCTGTACCCACCTGAAAAGCGATAGGGGCCTCGCGACTATAAGAGTTATCGAATTCGGTTCCATCAGTGAGACTACCGCGATAATGAACCTTTACCTGCGTGCCTTTTTCTACTTTTAACATATTAATAATATTCCTTTGTCTTGTTAAAAAAATGAGGCATCTGTAATCCCATGCCTCCCTGCGGATTGAAAATTAAGTTCCTATCCTAGCAAATCTTGAAATGCTGCATCGACACTAGTCGTAGTCGGTACAGTAGAAAGAATAGGTTCATTGGTAGATTCACCGGCTCCTTCTAGGGAATTCATAAATTCATTAAAAATTTCCTCAATTTCAGCTTGGGGTTTGCGAGTAAAAAGATTTTCCATATCTGGAACAGTCTTAAGAAGGCGGGCACACTCTTCGTCGCCGCCTACCGCTTCATCACAAAGTGGTGATGTACGTCGACGCGGGGTCAAAGTAGTCTTTGGGAATTGAGCCCCTGGCGGCTTTCCATACCCCAAAGTCAGATCAGTACCGTCTTCAGCATCGGTAATATCACCGTATTCTGGATTAAGCACCAGATTCAAGAGAGCAGTGTAAGCTTCCTTGCCATAGCCCCAGGTTCGGACGCCTTCAGCCTCTTCACCTCGAACGAGAACTGGTGA